GAGTATATTATGTTACCTAAAATTTCGTTTCCTACTTTTACTATCGAAATACCTTCAACTAAGAAAAAAGAAATGTTTAGGCCATTTCTCGTCAAAGAAGAAAAAATTCTTCTCATGGCTAAACTTTCTGAAAAAGATGAGGATATTTTAACAGCTATCAAACAAATTGTTAATAACTGTGCTATCGATGAAACATTTGATGTTGATAATTTGTCGATATTTGATCTAGAATATTTGTTTATTAAAATTAGGGCTGCTTCTGTCGAAGATATTGTAAAGGTTTCGTATAAAGATAATGAAGATAATAAAATTTACGATTTTGAAGTTAATCTTAATAATATTAAAATTATTTTTCCTGATAAAATAGAAAATAATATTAAAATTGGTGATGATACTGGTATTATTATGAAATATCCAAATGCTTCAATTTATGATGATAAAGAATTTTTAAATTCAGGTAATGATGCATTGTTTAATCTTATCATTAAATGCATAGATAAAATTTATGATGGCGAAGAAATGTATGACGTAAAAAGTTACAAAAAAGAAGATGTAGAAAATTTCTTAGAAAGTCTTGACGTTAAAACTTTTGAAAAAATTAAAAACTTCATGACTAACCAACCAAAAATGTCATATGATATTAAATACACTAATGCCAACGGTAAAGAAAGAACTATTAACTTATCCTCGTTATCTGATTTTTTTACCTTACGCTGAGTCATAATACGCTTCAAAACTATTATACTATGATATTTTCATTAGCTCAGCATCATAAATATTCGATAACTGAAATTGAAAATTTATTTCCTTTTGAAAGAGATGTATATTATGAAATGATTATGGACTATCTTCATGAGAAGGAAGAAAAGATGAAACAACAAAATGGCTAAATTTGGCAATACTGCAGTTGATGAAAATGCTCCTGATCCAGTAGCACCAACACCTGCACCCGTTGTCCAACCTTCTGTTGTTATCATAGACAATAACAATAACAGTTCATCAAACAATAATAATTCGCAAAATATACAAACAATGCAGTTAGCCACTGCACAAGCTCAAGCACAGGCTTCAGTTGGTCTTTCGCAAACTTCTATTGATAAAGAAGTTGTTGATGAACAATTAAAACAAGAAGAAGAACATTGGGTAAAAGCATATTGGAGGCCAGCCATGGGTTGGCTCTATATGCTTATTTGTTTTATGGACTTTGTTGGTTTTCCAATGTTAACAATATTTCTTCCAGTAATCTATAAAGGATTAGGCGTCCAATTTACATACACCCCATGGGTATCACTAACATTATCAAACGGCGGTCTTATTCATCTTGCATTTGGTACTATTCTTGGCGTTTCGGCATGGACAAGAGGACAAGAAAAATTAGCAAAAGTAGGTAGCAACTAATGGCAGGTACAATCGAACTCAGCGAAAAAGCATTTCAACAGATGCTTAAAAAAATTGAAGAACAAGGTGGTGGTGCAACACATCTTCAAGAAAGGCTTGCTGAATTAAAAGATGCAGGTATTGCAAATGCTACTGCTAATTCACCAGCAGTAAAACAATCAAATAAAATGTTAGCACAAGCTATCAGTGAATCAATTGTTTCTGGATTATCAAAAACATTAGCTAATGTTATAAAAGAAAATAGTAATGATGAAAAACTTGAGAGATTAATTACTCAAGATAAAGAAGAAATGGATACTCTTAATTCAAGTGTTGGTAATCTTACAGGCGAAGTTATTACAACAAATAGTTTATTAACTGACATATACAGATTACAACAATCTCAATTAGATGCAATGAGACAACTAACAGTTGGTATGCAACAAAGTAGTTCTGGTATAGGAAGCGCAATTCTTAATGGAATAGGAACAGCATTAGAATATATTGGTTTAAAAACATTAATTAATAAATTGTTAGGATCTAGTGAAAAAGATTTAGCAAAAGCTGCTGAAAAGGGTGGAGTAAAATTTGCAGAAGATGCTGGTAAAACAGCAGGTAAAGCCGCTGAAGCTGGTGAAAAAACAGCTGCTGATGCTGCAAAAATTGCTGAAAAAACAGCTGCAGATGAAGCCAAAGAAATGGCAAAACTAACAAGTAAAGCTGGCCAAGATGCATCAAAAGTTGCAGCAAAAGAAGCAGAAGAATTTGCAGCAAAAGAAGCAGAAAATGTAGCGAAACTTTCTGGCACTGCAGCAAAAGATGCAGAAAACATTGGCAAGGCAGCGAAAGATAGCAAAGTTGTTGGTAAAACTTTTACTGGCATTGGTAGTATAGAAAAATTTGTATTTCCTCCTAGAGAAGTTATTATGGAAGCTACAAAAACTTCTTTCCTTAAAAGAGGATGGCAAGCAGTACTTAAAAAAATACCATTGCTTGGTTTTGCAGCTGGTGGTATTTTTGCTTATATCAGATGGTCTGAAGGCGATATTAATGGAGCTGTGCAAGAAATAGCTAGTGGCGCAACTGGTACTATACCTTATATTGGAACGACAGCAAGTGTTGTTATCGACGTAAATCTTATGGTCAGAGATATTGTTTCTGCAGCTACAGCTACAGCAGAAAATCCTAGAGGATTAGATATTTTAGAATTAGAAGGTTTAGGTTCAAATGAGGAAGTAAAGGCATTTTTAAGAAATGTTTTAGAATCCATAAGAGAATATATGAAACAAGATTTGAATATATATTTTCCAACTTGGCAAAGTGTATATGACAAATTATCTATTGCTGGAAAACAAATTTCTAAAGGAATTAGTTTTGTTCCTGAAGATTTTGAAAAAAATAGATTAAATGAGTTAAGAAGAAAAGCTGAAATTTTCAATGGACCTGATACAACAGCGACAGATCAATCTTCTGAATTTAGAGATACAGGTATAGATGGTATAATGCCATGGAAAATGAATTCTGACACTCCAGGAACATACAACAAATATACTGGAACAATTTATAATGACGATTTCCGTAATCGTGGTATAGGCGCTACTGATGCAACTGGTGATACAAACATCAGTGGCGGCGTTGGCGCTGGTACTTCAGTAAGAAAAGAAACACCATTTAAAACAGATAATGGTGGAATGATTCCAATCGGCCAATACAAATCTTCTGTTAATAAAGTTATGAGTAAAGAAGTATATGATTATCTAAAATCAAAAGGTCTTGATGATAATCATGCTATTGGTATGCTTGCTAATATTCAAGCTGAATCTAGTTTCAATGCTTGTGCTGTTGGCGACAACGGTACTTCTGGTGGTTTATTCCAACATCATGGTTCACGTTTTAGAGCCATGGTTTCTGCAGCTGGTCAAGACTGGCAGAACAATTGGAAAGGTCAAATCGATTACGCCCTATCAGAACAAGATTCTAAAATGTTCTTAGGAATGAATTTTAAATCACCAGAGGAAGCTTCTGCTTGGTTTACTTCTAAATGGGAAAGACCAAAAGATCCATCAGAAGCAACTAAAAGACTTGGTTTTGTTGAACAATTTAAAAAGATGTTTACTGGCAACGACGCAACTGTTGCGACCGCCCCACAAAAGAGCGGAGCGGCTGTCAACCAAACTTCATCGATGTTAGAAAATAATAGTGGTAAGAATAACTTTACCGATGCATTAAACAATAATGGTGGTGGAGGCTCAACACCTCCACCAGTTGTCGGTCAAATATCAAATCCAAAAATTGCCGATGCTGGCAAGGTTAATGGACCTGTTGGTGCTGCTGAGCATGACGTTAGAGATCTTCTAATGTCACAAGCTGCTTAATCAAGCACGAGCAGCTAGCTTATTAAAGAACTCCAAGCTATCATCATCGTCATCATCAGCGGCTATAACTGGTGCTGGCTTTGACTTGATGGTAGGAGCAGGAGTCTCATTCCAAGGTGCATCATCCTCATCGATAGAAGCAGCAGTCGCACGTGCAGCGGCTGGAGTCTTACCGAGTGTAGAATTATCAAGACCAAGAACCTTGTTCAGCTTCGCCTTCAATTCATCATAAGACTTGAAGTTAGAAGGAGCAAGGAAGTCTTGAAGTGAATGCTCTTTCTTCCAAACTGCTTCCATTTCAGAATCATCATCAAACAATGGACCAGATGCTGAAAATTCAGAACGGTCGTAATTACGATAACCATCGACATTACGAATCTTCAACTTGAGATTAGCACCTTCCCAAAGATCGAATGGGTTAGTTGGCTTTTCTCCAGGAAACTGAGGATTCATAAGATCATTGAGCTTATCCCAGATCTTCTTGCCATAACGGAACAAGAATACCTTACCTTCGTTCTCAGGATTTTGCTGATCCGTAATAACATAGATATTGGAAATAAAGTTCAGCTTACGCTTTTGAGTACGAGCAATTTCCTTATCTGATTCGATGCCAGAGTTCCAAAGCTGCGTATTGAGCTCACCTACGGGATCGGTCTTACCGATAGTAGTCAGTGAGTTTTCAATATACCAAGAGCCTGTTGGACCCTTGAAACCGTGTTCAAACATACGAATGAAAGGAACATCTTCGCCAGTCGGTGCTGGGAGGAAACGGACAACGGCATAACCATTGCCAGCCTTGTCAACAGCAGGATACCAAAAACGATCATCGTTCTTCTTATCGCTACCTTGATTAGATGAGAGCTTTGTCAATTCAGCATTGAGCTTATCGAGTGCTGCACGACCTGAGTTCTTCTTGAGTTCATTAAAGTTCATGTGTATTCTCCGTATTGTTAATATTAATAGTATTGATCTTATATTGAGCCGTATAACGCTCAACATTATTTATATTACTACAATCAAGCATAATAGTCAAGCACTGTTTTAGACATCTTTGCTTTATCGTAATTAATAAATGGCTTGTATTTCTTTATCTTATTTGATAACTGTTCCCACAATGGATCATACGCCATGTTCTTATCCCAATAAGATAAACAATTTACCAAATCAGATAAAACAATAAGAGTTTCAAGGCATATAGTATTACTAAGATACAACTTAATAATGTGAGGATGCGAGCCAGTGGTTGCAATAAAGTTACTGTTAAAATCAGGAAAAAGATGAGCCAAATCATTTTTGATAACATAAGTTAAAGACTGGATGCGTTTGGACCATTCCTGATAAACCTTATTTGCACCTTCGCTGTATGCAATATCTTTAATCCATGCTTTTTCATTTTGAATTAAATTAGCAATAAGAAAGTTTTTTGGATCTGGATGTTTAGCTAGTTTTTGAAAAAACAATTTATCGTTACGAGTTTCAAATTTGTCATAAGACAGTTTACTTTTACCATTGTATTTGAAATAATCATAAGATGGTTTACTGAAGTGATTCTTCAGTGCAAGATATTCTTTATAACATTCAAATGCTGACATCATCTCACATATACGTCTAGTGTCTCAAGGAAAAACTTCTTTAACTTCTTATCAAATGATTCTTTGCTTAGAGTCATATAATCGTTGTAAAGATCACCAATATTCGCATTATTGCCAGTATTACTCAATACTTTATAACCACGACTTTCAATTTCTTTGATTAATTCATCCTCATCGAAGTCTTCGAGATCTGGATCATCCACCCAAACATCTGTAATTACGTATGGCATGTTGCGCTCCTCAAAATGGCAGCTTCGCGCCACCCTTCAAATAATTTAAATTTTCAGCATCAGCTTGTAGTTTAGATTTAAGTACTGGATCTTTCTTAATGATATTAGCAATCACTTCAATATCAAGATTGTTTTTCTCGCACCAAGTTGTAATCGCATCAATATAATCTACATCATGGTTACGTATCTTTTCAATTTCAGAATTAAACGTGTTAGAATCAAAAACAAACTTCATAATATATCCTTTGTGAAATTGGTAGGGGAGGAGGGATTTGAACCCCCGATCGCACTGTTATGAGCAGTGAGCCTTGACCGCTTGGCTACTCCCCTATTAATATTTTTTCATAGCAATATCAAGCTGTGCAATACGTGATTGCAAATATTTGATAATGACATCATTTGATGGATCAGGAGAAAGTAGTGTTAGATAATTATTCAGTTCATCAACGAAAGCAGCTTTCTTAAGGCACATTACCGAATAATTATCTTCCATACTTTCCTCCAAAAAATGGCGATCACCAAGGGACTCGAACCCCTAACCTTATCGTTCGTAGCGATGAGCTCTTCCAGTTGAGCTATGAGACCAATAATTCATTTACAAAATGTTTTAGTAATTTATGATGACGACCATGGTGCCAAAACTGAGGCATATAACTCCATGAGTCATACCAGTATTTATTTGATTCAGGATGAGGTCCAATAACACCTACATTACCTTCTATGATTGCTGCAGGATGACCAAGATCTTTATATTCGCCATACCAAGCTATCGTTTTGATATTGCCCATATCACCTGGATTTTTAATAGACTTTGCGTATTTTTTAAATTTTTCATTTTCTATAAATTTAAATGTACAGCCATCATAAAAATACATATACTCTAAATCGCTAGAGTAACCATGTGGTTTATCCCATCTAACAGGAAGTACAGTACCATAACTTCTTTTAGTAAGAGCATCTGGTTCTTTGATATATTGAACAGGCTCTGGTGTAATTAAATCAAAGTATCGAGAACCAGCCCAATATGCACCCATACAAATACCAAGATATTTTCCACCACGTTCTACATATTTTTGAATAATATCAATTTTATCTTTCAACAAAGAATCAAATATATCAGCATCCCCAATACCACCTGGAAATACTACCATATCGAATTTGTTTAAAAATTCATCATCTAATTTTGTTTCATCAAAAGAAGTGCAGCTGTGGGATTTATCCATTGCATCAGTAA